CGACTTATGACAACTGCTTTGCAAAGTATGCAAAGAGCAAAGATGGCGTTAGCTTGCTACCCACTCCGTTCAAGGTGCTCTCTGTCAAATGTGATGACTACGAAAAGTTGCGTTCCATTAAAGTTTCGCCTTATGAGGGCCTCATGAGCGTTGGGTCTACTTTTCATACTCGTCCGGTTGGTTATGACCCTGAATTAGAGTTGGTTGCTATACACGACCATAGACCCAGATTTGAGTCGTTGGAGATGAACAAGTACATGTCATTCATATACCAACAAATGTTATCGTACAGTATCTTCAATGCTGCGCACGTTGAAGCAGAATTACATGGTAAGATTTTTGGCAAGTCGGGTTGCTACGCATCTGCATTTTCAGGTGTGGGCATATCTTGGAGGAACTCAAAAGCAAACGGCAATACATACCTAGTCTGTTACTATCAACTGACGGAGCCGAAAGACAGTTGCGGTCGCTGGTTGAAGGACGACGCACTAGGCTGCTACAAGTCACCCACTTTTCGTCTGTCGGTAAGCGACATACTGTATAGCAAAATTTTGCCCATGCGTATGGCCGCGATGTATTACAGCACCTTAGCTTACACTAATAAGTCAATAAGAAGGTACCTCATGCAGCAAATGATGCTTTTAATGGCCATGCTTCGCGGATCTAGCTGGCAAACCTCAGCTTTGATAGGCGATTCTCGCTTCATGGTACTGTGTGCGGTTTCTGGCTCAGGGGACGTAGCTTCAATGCTAGATAAAGCTCCAAAGCGGGTGAGTCAATACCTCACTTTCACGGACTATTATACGCTCTTCAAACTACGCAAATTCGGCCTGACGTACAATGGAGGGACGATGAAAAGGACTCCTCTTTTCGACTTGCCCATGAGGTTTATAGCCATAGAGAAAGACATACCGCTCATGCAAATGTGGCACATACGCAAAGCCGATCATGCTACTAAATGCTTCATCAAACTGCGAGATGGCGTGCGGCTAGAGTTGCAGTCGCGACAGAGCTACCTCAAGCATTTAGAGCTCCAGCTCGACTTTATTGAGCGCATAAAAGACGGCGTCACTCAAGGCGACTTCGACTTCTTAATGGACTTCTCACCAAACACGCCGTATTACAATCATCTCTTCACTTCAGCGTTGGTATGGAAAGGGATTCAAGGCATCGACGCTGGTAAGCGAACTACACCAACTAAACTGTCTATCCGAGCACTATTTTCAGATCACAACTGCACCACGGTCACATACGACAAAGTTACGAAGCTGTATGACATCAGATCTTCGAGGGTGGCTGACGCGATGCGTGATCTGCTTAGAGAATACGGCGACCCAGTATCCATATATAGCCTCATGTACAACATAGCTATGGGTGAGAAGAAGCGGAATATCTTTGCCACCCATCCTAAAGACTCTAAATCAAAGAATAGAGAAATACCCCAAATGACCTCGTATATGCGCGTCTTCCAATTTGCATCAGAATCTTTGTGTGAGATATACACTGACTCTGACCCGTCTGATATGATGCAAAATCCAGAAAAGTTCAGTCGCTTTGCCGTCAACTTCAGTAAAGCCATGAAGAGTGGTGGTATCGCTAGAAGTGAGGACAAAGAGTTCTTTTGCGGATGGATGCAGCCTGAATTTATGGCGCTAGTTATCTCAACTGTTGCTCACTTAACGGGCAGTACCAGTTTAATTACGGCAGCTTCTATCATGCGTACTGACAAAAGTAGGTTTAGTGTGATACCAGATGATTGCAATCCAGATATACTTGGCGACCTGCCTCGAGAGTATGTCAGGGTACACAAGAACAATAAAGTGTACATGAGGCCTATGATACTTAGTCGTACACACATGGGTCAAGGTGTCAAAGCCATGGCCGCTGCGGTCGTCAATACTGTCA